GAGCGGATCAAGGCTGGGTCGGGCGAGAAGATGCGTAAGCCGGGCGAACCAGGTGCGCCGACTGCCAAGGCGTTCAAGGAGTCTGCCAAGACTGCCAAGGACGTTAAGAAAGACGGCAAATGACCGCAGCTTGGACGCGCAAGGAAGGCAAGAATCCCAAAGGCGGTCTGAACGCCAAGGGCCGCGCGTCCTACAAGGCTGAGACGGGCGGGACGTTGAAGCCGCCTGTCAAGTCTGGCGACAATCCGCGCCGTGCGTCATTTCTGGCCCGCATGGGCAATATGCCCGGTCCTATGGAAAAGAACGGCAAGCCTACCCGCTTGGCGCTGGCATTACGGGCTTGGGGTGCGTCCAGCAAGGCAGACGCAAAATCCAAGGCCGCAGCAATTTCTAGTCGTAACGCGTAAAGGTATTACAATGGCTGATGTTAAATTGGACCCAGAAGGCCGACGTATTATGCTCAGTCAGCAAATTGATGACCTAATTAAAGGTTTGAAGCTGTCTGGCTCTGGCACTGCGGCTTTGGATTACCGTAACAAAGTGCGGCCTTCTGCTAATTTGGATGCATCGTATCCAATGGCAATGGGCGGCGGCACGGTCACGCCATATGCGTCAGTTGGAACTAACTCCCCGCCATCAGTCGGCATTCGCGGGAACTGGAACTTTTAATTAAAGGAAACACAATGGCTATCGACCCACAGAGAATGGCTGCAATCATGCAGCGTATGAAGTTGGCGCAGGGCGGCGACCCGCAGGGCGCAGCGCCTCCAGCCGATCCGCAGGGCGGTGGCATGATGGCTCCGCAGGGCGCTCCTCCTGGTGCGGCCCCAGGCGGCGGCGTTGTGAACTCAAAGATTTCCGGCACTGTTATGATGGCCCCGGCTGAAGGTCAGCAAGGTGGCCCGCCCGCCCCCGTACAGATTGACGGCACGGTTAGGATGAGCAAGAGCAATGCTGGTGGCCCGCCCAACATGGTGCGGATTGAAGGCGATGTGATGATTGCCAAGCCGGGCGGTCAGGATGCTGGCATGGCACCGGCTGGTCCCGCCCCCATGATGCCGCCCGGTGGTATGCCGCCGCGTTAAGGAATTAGTCCATGGCCGATACACGCAAAGAAGTTTTGCAAGCGCAGTTTGCGGCACTAGGTGCCGTGCCTAAGCCTACGCGGCGGCCTAACCCTTACGAAGCTGAAATACTGGCAACCGACTGGGCCAAGAGTTACGAGAAAAAGTACCGCGAAAAGCCAGACGTTTCTGACGCATCAAACTACGACTACGAAACTGCGTGGAGGCTTGGGGTCCGCCCGGCTGCAACTAAGCATGACCCTGACTTGCAGCATTGGGCCAGCAGCGCCCCTGACGGCACTATGCTAAAGAAGACGGGCCATCCTACTGCGTGGAAAGAAGAATATATGCAAGCTACTGGAAAAGACCCGGACGATGTGGGCCACACACAGGAGCAATGGGCGCGGCTAAAAACAAGCGCAAAAAAACACTCATTACCGCTAAAAATAAATAAGGACTAAGCCATGGCGTTCAATTTACCGACCGGCGGAAATTCTTACAATAATTACAGCCAACCGGCTGCTTCTCCAACTACGAGTGGTCTGTATTCATTTCCTGATTTTAACAATTATCTAAACAATAACAACCCGTTTGGAAACAAACCGACTACTCCTAATTCTGCGCCAGCGCAAAACAATCAGCAAAGTTACATAATGCCTGGTAATCAGCAGCAACAGCAATATCCTAGTTATATGGCGCAGCAACAGCCAACGCAGCCGCCGCAGCCGCCGCAATATCCTAACTATATGTCGCCGCAGCAGCCATTGCAGGAACAACAGCAGCAACAGTACCCAAGCTATATGGCGTCGCAGCAACAGCAAAAGCAGCAATACGCTAGCTATATGGAACCGCAACAGCCAACCCCATTGCTGCAACCGCCAATGTTGCCACAAGACGAAGGCAGTGCTGGCGCAAACGGATTAGATTTTGGTATGACAAATGATCCTGTTGAACAAGCTAGAAGGCAAGCACAACAGAGAATGGATTTTCAAGCGGCTAATCCGGGGCAATCTATGGATAATGCTCTTAAAGGATTAAACAGGTCAGTATAGGAAAGTTATTAATATGGCATTGGAAAAAGTCGATTCGACTGTCCAGAGACTTCTTAGCAATATTCATACTTACAACAATGAATATAAGAAGTGGGAAGCGCGTACTACGAAGATCATTCGCCGTTACCGCGATGACCAAGGTACTAGCTCTGGCATGAACGAAGCCGCGCGGTTTAACATCCTATGGTCTAACGTCAGCACGTTGGTTCCGGCTGTGTATGCCAAGCTGCCCAAGGCCGATGTCTCACGGCGGTTTGGCGATAACGACCCCGTTGGCCGCGTTGCGTCCTTGCTGATCGAACGCGCCCTTGATTATGAGATTGAGCATTACCCTGATTTCCGTTCGTCTATGCGTCATGCCGTAGAAGATCGTTTTCTTGGCGGGCGCGGCGTGTCGTGGGTGCGCTATGACCCGCATATCAAGCAGCAGGACGTTCCCGACGATGGCCTCCAAATCACCGAAGACATTGAAGAAGGCGAAAGCCGCGACGCGCAAGGCGACATCCTCAACCAAACAGCCGGAAACGAAGGCCCCCCTGAAGAAATTGACTATGAGTGCGCCCCTACCGATTACGTTCATTGGAAGGATTTCGGCCATTCTTGCGCTCGTACTTGGGAGGAAGTAACCCAAGTCTGGCGCTGGGTGTATATGTCCAAGGACGCTGTGGCGGAACGCTTTGGCAAGAAGGTTGCCAAGAAGATTTCGTTTAACAGCAGCCCAGACAGCCTGACGAAGTACGGCCAATCGTCTAAGAACAACGACAAGGCCAAGGTCTGCGAACTGTGGGACAAGGAAACCGCTAAGGTTTACTGGCTCATGGATGATTATGTTGAACTGCTGGACGAGCGCGACGACCCGCTAGACTTGGAAGGGTTCTTCCCCTGCCCCAAGCCGCTGTACGCGACCACGACCAGCGATAGCCTCATCCCAGTGCCTGACTTTATCCTGTATCAGGATCAGGCCAATGAACTTGATATCCTGACTGACCGCATTGACGGTCTGGTCAAATCCCTGCGCGTCCGTGGTGTGTATGATGCTTCGCAGCCAGCACTACAGCGTTTATTGACAGAAGGGGATAACAATACGTTGATCCCCGTCGATAAATGGATGGCCTTCAGCGAGAAGGGTGGCCTGAAGGGTTCTATCGACCTTCTGCCCATCGAGACGTTGGCCTCCGCGCTCATTAATTGTTATCAGGCACAGGCCAACATTAAGGGGCAAATCTATGAAATTACGGGCATTTCAGACATTCTGCGCGGCGCTGGCGCGGCTTCTGAATCGGCCACGGCCCAGCAGCTTAAAGGGCAATATGCAGGGCTGCGACTGCGAGCTATGCAGGAAAGCGTTGCTCTATTTGCCAGCGAATTACTGAGGCTAAAGGCGCAGATCATCTGCACCAAGTTCCAACCTGAAACTATCCTGCGTCTAGCTGCGGCTGACCAAATGTCTCCTGCTGATAAGCAGATGATCCCGCAAGCCTTGCAACTGATGCAGGATAGTCCCCTTCGCTCGTTCCGTATCCAGGTTGCCGCTGACAGTCTGGTCCAGCTTGACGAGAACCAGAACAAACAAGACCGCATGGAGTTCATGAACGCGTTCAGCAACTTCCTGCGGGAAGCTGTACCGGCTGGTCAGGCATCGCCTGAGATGGTGCCGATGCTGATGGACATGATGAAGTTTGGCCTTGGTGGGTTTAAGCAGGGCGCTATCATGGAAGGGTCGATTGACGCGGCTTTGCAGCAGATGATCGCGTCTAATGCCCAGAAGGCCCAGAACCCGCAGCCCAATCCTGAGATGCTCAAGGCCCAAGCGGCTGAGAAGACTGCCCAAATGAAGGTTCAGGCTGATGTGCAGTCCCAACAGGCCCGCGCACAGGCTGATATGCAGATTGAGCAGATGAAGATGCAGATGGAGGCGCAGCTAGAGACGCAGCGCCAGCAGCACGATGCCCAGCTTAAGATGCAGGAGC